AACTAGCTGGCAATATACCAATGTCGCCTTCGATGCCGCCTTCATCTGATGTGTAATCACACTGACATATCGAACACACGTGGTGTTCTTCTAGGTATTCCTGCTGTTCTAATTCTTGTTGGTGTGCTTCTGCGCTAGTCAATTTGGCCACCTTCACTTTCTACAACCGCTTTTTGTAATTCACGATTAACCATCTTATAGGCCGCACGTTCCATACTGTCTAGGTCATCCCAAAGCTCTTCCATGCTGTTTAGGGCACCAAAGAGATTGCGATGTCCATATTCTTCACCGTGCCACTGCACGATACTATAGGCTTCTTCTATTTCCATATATACGGGTGTGCTCATTATTGTTCTCCAAGTTGGAATTTTTTAAGATATTCTTTAGCATCAGTCAAGTCAGTTACGGGCTCAACAGTATCTAACAGCATAACATGTCTAGACAATATTAAAATTTGTTGGGCACGGAAAAGACGTTCGTATCGACTTTCACCTGGATATGGCTGGCTCCATTTATAGTTCATTATTCACCTTCCTTGATTGGAGTGATTGATGATTGGAATTCATTGTCCCACGGTGGAGTTGGTATAGCCGCAGGCGAGTAGGTCATGATCTCTTCCAAACTTTTAGTGCCTACTGTATTCTGAGATATTATCTGTTTAACTGGCGTGCTATTTGTATATAAAAGATATGCAAGATATGGCACTGTTACTAGTCCTATTAATACTAGTGTTCTATTAGATTTTAGTAATTTATCAAGAGATTCAAACATTTAATCGCTCCTCCATTTTGTATATTATAGCATCTTTTGGTTAAAAAGTCAACCATTTAACAGCACACCAAAAGTCAAATATTGCTCATAATGAGCTATTTCTTGGTTAATTTGCTCTAATAGTTCCTTATGCTTACGGGTTTGGCGACCCATTCTACGGCAGTTAATTTCTTCTTCACTGAGCTTTTTAACCATAGCACCTATAGCGTCGCTCATTTTGAGCATATCGCCGGTATAGCGTTTTAACTTATATGCGGGTGCTTCGAGTGCTATCTGCACTTCAGCCCAATCTAAACTTTGAGTAATTTCAGCCATGATACAAGTATAACACATTTTGGTGTAGTTGTCAATGTCGATAAATACTAGATAATAGGATTATGGAATGCCACGTTTAAGTTTATACAAGCCAACCAAAGGCAACGACGATAAATTCATCAACAAGACAATGAGTGAAATGTTCACCGTGGGTGGTGTTGATGTTTATGTCCACAAATATCTAGGTCCGTTAGCGCAGGCCAATACCAATGCTACAGAACCTGGTGGTGCTACATCTATAACCGGAATCCAAGATCTACTATTCTTAGAAAACCGTGATCGCAAGTATGACACCAGTGTCTATACCATGCGAACTATCTATCGTATCAATGATAATGATTTTGACCTACAACAGTTTGGTCTGTTCTTAACTGGTGACACCATGTTTTCTGTGTTCCACTATGATGATATGATTGATGTCATTGGACGCAAGCTCATGGTAGGCGACGTACTAGAACTACCAAATCTGATAGACTACTATCCATTGGATGAGGGAGTTGGCGCTGCACTCAAACGATTCTATGTGATCAATGATGCTACTCGTGCCGCAGAAGGATTTGCGGCAACCTATTGGCCACACCTATGGCGTTGTAAATTACAACCACTAGTAGACAGTCAAGAATACAAAGACATACTTAATAATTTACCAGCCACCGACAGTGGTGATAGTACTAATACTCTAGGTGAAGTTATCAGCACCTATAACAAGTATATTGAAATTAACGATGCGATCGTTACACGTGCAGAACAAGATGTTCCTAAGAGTGGATATGATACTACTACTATCTATACAGAAACTGTAGATGAATATGGGTATCCGGTTGATCCAGGTGCGATTGATGCTAGTGACTTATCACCAGATGCTAGTTCAAATGTTGCTGATGCCAGCGCACAAACATTAACCAGTGCTGTCAAAGTAGAAGGATATTTAACCGGAGATGCTCTACCACCAAATGGTGCTACAGTTGCCGCAGGTATCGCTTTCCCAAATGCTCCAGGTCAAGGCGATTACCATCTACGTTTAGACTATATTCCTAATCGTCTATTCCGTTATGACGGACGTCGTTGGGTTAAAGTAGAGGATGCTGTGCGTACAAACTTAACACCAGGCAGTGATAACAAAACACAATTAAGTAGTTTCATCAATGATGATAATAAATTTATGAGCAACAGTGCAGCCTGGGACGCTATACGTGTTTCAAGTATATATACTCCAGCGGCTAATGCCAAAACACTATCATTTACATTGTCTACTAAGACCGTGGTTGTTAAAGTTCCATACAGTAGAAGTTATGGGGTTAGAACAAAACTAAACGGTGAGTATATCACCAATACTATATCAAACAGCAGTGGTAATATAGCGATTACTATTACAGGTCCACTATATCCAAGAAAACTAAGACTAACATCGGCTATATCTACAGGTGGTAATGCTACTGTAACATTTGCTAGTCAATCAACTACCCCATTTGTAGTAGGACAGACTATCCAGGTTGCTGGGGTCGAAACTGCTACACAATTCAATGGTAGTTGGACTGTGCTCCAAGCAAACGCATCTAGCGCCACTTATACCCTAGCAGGTAATTTAACTGGCACTGTATCAAGTGCTACTATTGCAGATGGTAGCCCATTACCAATTGGTAGCTTATTAGAATACACAGTATACAGACATGTAATTAACGAACGTCAGGGATTGAGTCAAGCCTTGCGTCCTTCAGCGGATAATATATAATGGCAGCTAATCAACAATTTTTTTATGACGCCCAGATAGAGCGTTTCTTAGCACAGTTCATTCGCATGGTATCGGGCTTCCAAGTAGAATTTGGAGCAGACCGAGCTGGGGATATTACCTATCAGCGTGTGCCTGTTTACTATGGTGACGGTAGTCGTCAAGTAGCACAAATACTTACAAACGTCAGTGAAAATACTGCCCCAACTGTGCCAGCCATGGCAGTTTATATCAATAATGTTACCTATGACAGAGATCGTGTACAGGATCCTACCTTTGTTGGTAAGATGAATATCAGAGAGCGTTACTATAATGAAGATACTATGGAGTATGAAAATCGTCAGGGCAATGCTTTTAGCATAGAAAGACTAATGCCTGTTCCTTACACCTTAGAACTGAAATTGGATATCTGGACCAGTAATACCAAACAAAAACTGCAATTACTGGAACAGTTGATCGTATTATTCAACCCAGCATTAGAAATACAATCAACAGACAACTATATTGACTGGACTAGTCTGACTGCGGTGTATCTGGAAACTCCAAACTGGTCTAGTCGTAGTGTGCCGATCGGTACTGAAAATCCAATTGACGTTGCTACCTTAACATTTAAATTACCGGTCTGGATCAGTCCACCAGCTAAGATTAAAAAACTTGGGGTTATACAAAAAATTGTTGCCAACATACACGACAGTGATGGCAATCTAAATGATGCTGTGTTAAATCAAGACAATCTATTAGGCAATCGCCAATACTTTACTCCGATGATGTATGGGGTATTATTAATTGGTAATACATTAACACTGTTAAAAATTAGTGAGTTAGAAGATCCGCGTGATCCCCCTACACTCGAAACCCCAACAAAAGTCGGTACTAAAGATGTTTGGCGCAGTTTAATCAGTATCTACGGTGAATTGCAAAATGGTATTAGTCAGGTAAGACTATTACAAGAAGATGGCATCAATGAAGTTGTTGGAACGGTGAGTTATCATCCAACAGATGATACCTTGTTAATTTTTAACGTTGATATAGATACTAAACCTGGTAATACACTTGCTCCAATTGATGCTATTGTTGATCCAACTAAATCATCAGCTGTTAGTCTAGCACAATCTGCCGTAAATGGTACCAGATATCTTATCTTAAACGACATTGGTAGTTATAACAATCCCCCAGGCTACGACGCACCAATATGGCGTGGTACAGATGGCGCCCAACTAATAGCTCATGCCAATGATATTATCCAATACAATGGTACACGTTGGTCAGTATCATTTGACAGCCAGACTGATATTACGCTACAATATGTAAGTAATCTTAATACTGGAATTCAATATAAGTGGAATCAAAGCCAATGGGTAAAAAGCTACGAGGGCGAATACAAGGAAGGACTTTGGACACTGGTCATATAGAAGGTGTTGGCACCTTTATCTACGCAACATCAACTGGCCGCTATCTATTCTTATTACGTGATACTAGCAAATATAGTGGTACTTGGGGACTGGCTGGTGGAAAGATTGATGCCAATGAACATATCCTTGAATCACTGACTCGTGAACTTAAAGAAGAACTAGGGTATGATTTTTTTAATGTTAAAATTATTCCTATAGAAAAGTTTACCAGTGACAACGGACATTTTAGTTATCACACTTTTTTAATTTCAATTGATGAAGAATTTGTTCCAGAATTAAATCATGAGCATCGTGGATATTGTTGGGTACGTTTAGAAGACCACCCTAAACCCCTACACCCAGGTGTGTGGCGAACAATTAATTTTAAATCTGTGGTTGAGAAAATTAAGACTTTAGAAAAAATCTTATTATAAATCGCATTCTAATACTAAATCTCTAAAGCTGATTTGTCTATGATTGCTGCACCATTTTAAACGTTCTGGTACTGTACTTTTGCCATATGATGTTACCCAGACAAAATCAACGTCTGAATATGTATTAAATAGTTGGATTCTGTTATTAATTAATTTATCGCCCTCTATTTCAAATTGCCATTTTAGATCATAGCCATTGGTATCTGCATAGATATTATTGTTATGTCCTGGTAAATCATACCCATCAAAACCTAATAGATAAATTCGTGTGTGCCCGTCAAAGGCTGCTATATACGCCGCAGTTGTTCCTGCGTCAGCATACGGATCATAAGGGATAAGATAAAATTTACTAGGATGCTCTAATAGATGGATAGCGTTTGAATAAACAATATTTTTATTTACATAATTACTGCTGGCTATTTCAGTAACTATACCATTATTTCCGGTAGATATTAAAAAATCAGGAGTAAAATCTCTATACAGTGCATTGCATCCATATGTTTGTGCTGTTGTTGCGCCCAATAATCCTTGAGGTTTTTTTAAATGTTGTAGATTAAATTCTAATCTACTAGGACCATTGCCAATGATTACCGCACGATTTGATATTTGATTATTGGTCACCATGTTAGGGATAGTTTCAGTTTGATCCCACCACTTTTTATCTTCGAGGTGGCGCTCAACGATAATGTCTTCGCCTGTGTAATCCTTACGATATTTCTTATCTATTTGAAGCATAGTTCACCTATTAAACAATGTATGTAGTCATTACTTTTACGTTGCTGATCGCTGTTTGATTATTTGGTATCAACCACATCTTAACAGTCCAACTACCCGAAACATCAACGTTAGCAGCCAATGTACCCATGGTGTTACCAGTATTAACAATACCGTAGGTAGTAACATAAGCAGTACCAGCAGTTGAACCCACTGTGCTTTGTGTTAATAGTGCTTCCATGGCCTGTACATTACCAGTACCTTGTTTCATTGAAACTATATATTTGGCTGTGGTATAAGCGTTAGCTGAGAAGCTGTCTAATAATGTTAGGTTATTATTTGTAGCCTGCACTGGTGTTGGTTGATCGTATGTAAATTCATTTCCAGTTAAGAAATTAAAGTTACCTGACTGATCAATATTAGCTCTTAATGTTGTAGCTCCTACTCCAGTCCAGAACTCTAAACCCGTATCCTCTGCAATAAATTGACTTAGACCAGAAGCACTGGCAATTGAAGTAACTGTTGATGTTGTAGTTAAAATACGAACGTCAATTACGTCGCCTGGTGCTGGTGGTTCTGTAAATGTTAATGTTGTACCACTTACAGAGTAAGCTAGGGTTGGGAACTGCATGACTCCGTTAATACTTACAATCGAACCTGCTGTTGATGCTGTTGCTTGTATTGTATATGTTGTATTAGTTCCGTCAACGTTACCAAAGCCACCTGCTACGTTACCACTAAATTGGCGATCACTGATAACTGTAAACACAGAACCAGCCACTGTCCAATTTGTACCATCATAATACTCAAGTGCATTTGATGTAGTGTTGAAACGTATCATACCTGGGGCATCAGCCTCAGGAAAGCCTAATAAGCTACTTGGTCGAGCAGCTGTTGGACCAGCCGGAACCATCATGGCTGTCACGCTGTTAACTTTTAGTGTTGCGCCTGGTTGGACTGTAGTATTACCACCACCAATGATCACTGATTCGGTGAACGCTGCA